AAGTGGGAGGAGCACTGATTACATTGCTCCTTCTTTTGGTCATGGCTGTTTGTATAACTGTAGTTACTGTTATATGAAGAGACATAAGCCGGAAGGATTAACTGTAGCTAAGAATACTATGGATATCCTGACAGAAATCAATTCCCATGCATTCTTTGCAGATGTAGAGAAGCCAAATCAGACTGGAGATTATATTACATATGATATCAGTTGTAATGAGGACTTTGCTCTACATGCTAAGTATCATGATTGGAAAACAATCTTTAAGTTTTTTAGAGATCATCCTCTTGCTATGGGTTCATTTGCTACCAAGTATGTAAATAAAGAGTTATTAACCTTTAGTCCTGAAGGTAAAATTAGAATTAGATTTAGTCTAATGCCTTATGAGTTACAACAACGTCTTGAACCTAATACAAGTAGTATTATTGAAAGACTTATGGCTATACCCCAGTTTTTAAATGCTGGTTATGATGTGCACTTAAACTTTAGTCCTGTTATTGTACATGACAATTGGTTAAAACATTATGAAGGTTTATTTAAAAGTGTTGCTTTTATGGCAAAAAGTCATGGTTGGGACCTTACAAGAGTTAAAGCTGAGGTAATCTTTTTAACTCATAATGAAGAAAAGCATTGGTATAACCTAGCAAATAAATTACCCGGTGAAGAATTTTTATATACCCCTAAAATCCAGGAGCAGAAAATTTCCCAGTATGGAGGAACTAATATTAGGTATGAACACAGAAGAAAGCAAGACTATATTAGACAGTTTACAGAACTTCATGACAGATTCCTTCCTTGGAACACAATTCGTTATATATTTTGATAGAAAAATGGAAAAGAAAATAATGGATGAGATGCTGGCACTGTCAGCACAGATTGCAAAAGAACATTATGAATTAACAGATTCTGTAGATAGAAACTTAAATTATCTATGGTATATGTACCATAAAGGTAGTAAAGTAGGGACATTCCGTCCTTTTGTATATATGGCAGAATTACAACTGCTAAAGAGAATGGGCTACATTAATGATACTGAGATAAAGAACATGATTGCAATGTTAGAATCTTCAGATGAAGAGAACCTGCACATGGTTACTCTATCAATTAAAAGCTTTAGAGATCTAAGAGTCCAGGAACATGGTGAGTATAGTAAAGTGAATAAAACCTATGCAAAGATTGCTAAAGATTATCCACATGAGATTCTTAATCATGAAGTATTTATGAAAACAATGTCACCAGCTAATGGCTAATTTAATTAAAGAACACATTATTACTGAAATGAAAGCAACTAACAAGAATCTAAAAGATATGATTCCTAAGGCTGTTGCCGATTATATAAGAGTAAAGTACAAGTGTTCACCATATATTGCTAGGACAATTGCAAAAGAATTAACAAATGACGGAAAATGAATTAACAGACTTAGGCTTTAATAAGGTAGAAGTCAACAACTTAGAGAGTCAAAATGGGTATGATTATTATTATTATACTTTTGACATATTTAACAATCTTACTTTGATCTCAGTAGACAATGATAGAGTAGAAAATGAAGATTGGTATGTATATAATCTGGATTGGCCTGATCAATTTAAGCTTCAGACAAAGGATCAAGTTCTTCAATTCCTTCATTCTGTAGGTCACTTTGTTTCATGAGTTTAGCTTTCTCAGATAACATTGCAGATAGAATAAGAATAGAACCTGATTCCCAAGCTTCATCTATTTCTTTAGATAGCAGATCAAAAGGCATAGTAGTCTTTAATACTTCTCCTGTACGGAGATGTATTTTACTACCAGCATCTGGATTTCTTGGATTAATAAAAGATATTCTTGTTATGTGAGTAACATTCAGATGCTCAATATATGGGCCCTGCTCATCTTTGAATTCAATTGGTAGAAACATTAGACTATTTGGTTACCTTCTATTTTGTAATTGTGAACTTGTACTAAGTTACCATTTCTTTTTAGAATAGCAAATCCATGATTCCATTCATTTATTTCTAAATATTCTGGAGTAAGTTCACATAAGCAACCAAGACTATAGCCACGGATAGTTGTAGAGTCTTCAGGACCATACACTCTCTGTGAGCTAGAACTTGTTTTGTGAAAGTGATTTATAAGACAGTTTGTTTTTAATCTCATTAGAGCAGTGCGGGCTGGTACTACACCACCTGCACCAGGGATTTTATCTCCATGCTCTATAAGAAAGTCACCAAAGACAACTTTAGATCTGAAAGGAATATACTGTACACCATATTCAGCTACATGTAAAAGTACATCTAGTCTGAACTCATCCATGTCTAATAGTTCTGATGCCTTAACTCTAAGGTATCTTTCAAATCTATTCTCATGGTTACCTGGGATAAAGTAAATAGGAATACCAGGGAATCTGGATCTGCAGTAATCTAAGAATTGTCTACCTGCTTCAAGTTCTTGCTTAAAGTGAACCATTCTTGGGTCTTTCTCATGAAAAGAGAGCTGATAGAAGTCTAACATGTCACCGTTAATAAACAGGGACTCTATGTTTTGTTTTTCCATCTCATCAAATGCTGCTTCTATAGCATCATTATCTTGGTATGGTATATGAAGGTCACCAATAACTCCTACTGAGTTGCAACCTGATGGAAATATAAAAGTATCACGCTTGGTTGCATAAGACTCTGGGAGAAATTTTTCTTTCATACTTATTTCAACTTTAAGTTCTTTTTGGAATTGTCTATTCTGTAAATGCTTTCTGTGTTCTTTACCGTATTGACCTCTATAGTATCTAACTTTACCATAGACAGATTCAAGAGAACTAAGAGCAGGATTTTCAGAATAGATTTTTTTAGCTAAAGTTTTTGAAGGAGCTTCTGGAAACCTTTCTAGGTAACTCAGTACTATTTCAGTATCTTTACTTATTGTAGCTTGATTTCCGGGAATTCTTTCCATATCTATTAATAATATACAAAAAAATCAGCTTATGTTTACTACTAAATTAGTGAAACGTGGAGGTAAGTTAGTTTATCCTGATGATAAATCCAAATTAAATTTTCAGATTTTCATTGATAAACTAGCTGATGGACAGCAAGTTGAGGTCTTTATGGGCTTAACTTCTGACAATGCCTCATTAGCTCAGATTGCTAAAGTGCATGCATGCATAAGAGCATTAGCACAAGAATCTGGCTATACTTTTGATGAAATGAAAAGGATTATTAAGACCCATGCGGGTCTTTGTTATGATGCAGAAGGTGCAGAGATTTGTAAATCTTTTGCTGACTGTAGTAAAACAGAATTAGCTCTAGCAATAGAGTCTTGTGTAGAAATAGGAAGAGACTTTAATCTTAATCTTGCTTAGGTTCAACATAACCTTCATCACCAGGTTGAAGAATTTCTTTTTCTTCATATTGGTCAGTGGCTTTGGCTTGTGTTTCAATTTCTGCAAGTAACAACGCAACAGTATAAAAAGATCTTTGAAGATCATCTAAATCAGCATAAGATTTATTCATGATTTCTTTAAAGTACTCATCATCTTGTTTTTCACCTATTTGTTGAAATAGATAAAATGATAGAGCTTTAGCCATCATGTAATAATTCTTATTTACATTGATACTTATAGTTGCATCAGATTTGATTTCTTTTACTTTAACAGCCATTATATTATACTTTTTTAACAAATATACATGATTATGACTAATATAATAGACATTGAAGAGTATAAACAAAAAATATTTAATAAACTTGAACCTAGTGGTTGGGGTAGAGTTCTTAAACCTTTTATATTTAGTTTAGAGTTTGAGAAGATCTTGACTGATCTTTACAATCTTTCTAATGGAGGTAAAAGATTTACTCCAGTTCTTAAAGATGTGTTTAGAGCATTTGAGGAGTGTCCTTATGACGAATTAAAAGTTGTAATGGTTGGACAAGACCCTTATCCTACATTAGGTGTAGCAGATGGTATTGCATTTAGTTGCGGTAAGTCTGAGAAAGAACAACCTTCTCTAAGATTCATTCTTGATGAAGTTGAAAAATTATACCCGGAAGGGTATAAAAGACCCTTAGACCTATCAAAATGGTCCCGACAGGGTATACTTATGCTTAATACAGCTCTGACAACTGAAGTTGGTAAGATTGGTCAGCACTATGAAATATGGGCTCCATTTGTAGCATATGTGTTTGATTACCTTAAAAACTTTCATCCAGGACTTGTATATGTATACATGGGTAAAAAATCTCAAGAATGGGCAGACATGTGTGGAGAAAATTGTACTAAATTTATGGTCTCACATCCTGCAAGTGCTGCTTACAATGGTAGCAAATGGGATTCTAAAGGTGTCTTTGGAGAAGTTCGGGATACTGTACAGCATTTATATAACTATAAAATCATTTGGTAATGGGAGAAATCTTTTTTAAGATAAGTCAGATGGGCTTAACACCTAACATGTTTTATGTTTTATATTGCATGCACAATAAGATTGTTCCTGATAAATCTGTCAATACATCTCTTGAAGTAGCCAAATTATTATCAGGTAATTACCTTACAGAATCCTTGGAATTGTCAGGGAATAGCCTTAAATTTATACAGGAAATTGATGGCTTCTTTAAGAAATCTAAGAAGAAAACATCAAAAGATCTAATGGGAGATAGCTTCCAAGACAATCTTAAGCTTTATAATGAAATCTTTCCAAAAGGTAAGTTACCAAGTGGTGTGCCGGCAAGAGTAAATATTAAAGGTCTTGAGAATGCTTTTAGATGGTTCTTTGAGAATTTTACATATTCTTGGGAAACTGTACTAAAAGCAACAGAGAAATATGTAGATGAGTATTCTATGAATAGATACAACTACATGCGTAACTCTCAATACTTTGTTAGAAAACAGAATACAGATAAAACCTGGGATTCTACACTAGCAACTTATTGTGATATGATTGATGCAGATGATTATGAAGAACCAAATTACTTTAAAGAGAACATAGTATGATTAGACTTAAATTATTCTTTGTTGCATTAACAGGAAGTCTTGTTTCCTGGCTGTTAGTTTATACTTTACTTGTAAAGATGAACTTTGTACAGTTTTTAGCAATAGAGTTTATAGTGGGTTTATCTCACTACATCTATAATGATGTAAAAAGTAAGTTAACAACTTAATCCAAGTGTATGGCAGATTTATTTAACGGTGCCCGGGCTCTGAAGCCTGTGAGTGAAAGAGACGCTCTTAGAAAAGCCCTTCTTAAGATGAAGGCTAGAAGATCTGGTGAGTTAAAATCACTTAAAAGCTCATGGCCCAAATTTAATGATGCCTTCTGTGATGGATTGGAATGGAGAACTATCACCGTAGTAGGTGCTAGGCCTGGGACAGGTAAAACTTTATTTATGGAACAGTTAATCTCTGATATTATTGAGGAGAACCAAGACCATAAATTTAGAGTGCTTAAGTTCCAGTTTGAGATGCTTGATGAGACCAATGGTATCAGAAAGCTGAGTCTGAATACAGGTTCTGATTACAATACACTAATGTCCAAAGGTGAACCGGTAGATAAGGATCTATATCTGAGATGTGTCCAGTACTATGAAGATAGTGCAAGAAATGATGTCATTGATGTAGTATATGATCCGTGTACTGTAGATGAAATGTGTGCAACTATACATTATTATATGGAAGCTCACAAAGATGAAGAGGGTAACTACACAAATACTCTGGTTACTATTGACCACTCAGCTTTATTTAAAGTAGGTAAAGGTCAGAAGGATAAGTTTGAAGTATTATATGCTCTTGGTGAAGCCATGACATATATGAAGAAACATTATCCTGTGGCGTTTCTTATTTTAAGTCAGTTGAACCGGAATATAGATAACCCAGATAGATCTAAAGATGGTGACTATGGTAATTATGTATTAGATTCTGATTTATTTGGAGCAGATGCTTTATTGCAACATGCTGATGTAGTTTTAGGTATTAATAAACCTTCTATCAGAAAGATTAGACAATATGGTCCAGAGAGATTTATAATTAGTGATGAAGACACTTTAGCCTTCCACTTCTTGAAGTCCAGAAATGGCACCACAAGATTGAGCTTCTTTAAGCTAGATAGAAACTCCATGAGAATAATTGAAATAGCAACTCCAGCACAAGCAAGTAAAACAATTAAAATTTAAGTATGAGTAGAAAAGAAAAAGAAAAGGAATTCTTTGCCCATCACATGGACAAATTCCGTAAAGCTCAAATAGCTGACCCTTTCTTTACTATTAAAACTGCTTTCTTTCAGAAAGGTAAGTTTGGTAGGCAAGTTCAGTTATTTGAAGGTGAATTAAAGAGAGGAGAAGATATCTACATTGAGTTCATTGACATTATTAGAGATAATAATGGTAAAGAAACAGGTATGGAACCTGCATTTGAAGATAGACCACTCTTTAAGTACAAACACAATCCTTATTTTGCAGAAGAGTATGATGTAAAAGAAGGTACAAACTCTATGGGAGAAAACTATTTTGCTTATACAATTCCATTGTCTGAGTTAATGGTAATTATGCCTGACGGTTCTGAGATTACTCAAAATCTTTATGAGAAGAGAAAAGCTGAAGCTCCTAAAGAGCAAGTAAGTTTGTCTGTATTTCCAGATTTTGAAGATGAATTCATTCCAAAGCTTAAAGATGTAAGTTTAGATGCTGAAGAATCAGCTTCTGATATTCTTATGAGAATAGCTAAGGATTTTGAAAAATTAGCCCAAACATTAAAGTAATGAGTATAGTACTTCCAACTTCCAAAGTAAAGGCTGAAAGAGTTAATCCAAAGAGATTAATTATCTATTCAAAGCCTAAGACAGGTAAAACTACAGCATTTGCTGGTCTAGATAACAATTTGATTCTGGATTTAGAGAATGGTGCTGATTATGTAGAAGCTCTTAAAGTAAAGATTACAAGCTTGCAAGAGTTACTTGATGCTGGTAAAGCTATTAAAGCTGCTGGTAACCCATATAAGTATCTTACTATAGATACTGTAACTGCATTAGAGGATATGGTAATGCCTTTAGCTATCAAACTTTACAAACAAACTAGCATGGGTAAAAACTATGATGGTGACAATGTATTGTCTCTAGCAAATGGTGCAGGTTATCTATATTTAAGACAAGCTTTCTTTCAAGTTTTAGATTTTATTGATACATTAGCTCCCCACATTATTTTGTCTGGTCACATTAAGGACAAGCAAGTTGATGACAAGGGAGAGATGGTTCTTGCAGCAAATATAGATTTGACTGGTAAGATTAAGTCTCTGATCTGTGCTAATGCAGACGCAATTGGTTATATGTACAGAAAGGGTAACAAAACTATTTTGTCATTTAAGACAAATGAAGAGGTTACTTGTGGTGCAAGACCTGAACATCTAAGAAATGAAGAGATTGTAGTTACAGAGATGAATGAGAATGGTGAACTTGAGTTTCACTGGGATAAAGTATTTATTTAATTATTAAAAACAAAACAAAATGGCATTAAGCACAACTGATTTGGGCACAGCAGGCTCAGGACTACCAAAAACAATTACTCCAGGTAATCATGTATTAAAGATTAACAGTATTGAACTTGAGGAATTCAAGTTTATTGAT